TTCTGCTTGATACGAGTGGCAATTTATGGGGAACTGGACAACAACAATTAGGACTAAATGATATTACACCTAGAAGTTCCTATACACAAATAGCATCTGGTGTTCTAGATGCCTGTGCTAATGGAAGCAATATATTGTTTATAAAGACTGATAATACTTTATGGGGAGTTGGCAGTGGTGGTTCTCCATTATTAAATGCATCACTTGTGAATGTTTCCAGTCCTATAATGTTAGACAATACATTCAGCTGGCAATATTTCAATTCGATCAGAGGAACATTCCAACCCCAAACATTTGCATATGCAAATGGACTACCTCAGCCAACACCAACAGCAACAGCAAGTCCTACTCCTACACCAACTCCTTCTGCAACCCCTGAAGTCTTAAATTGGTGGGGTTGGGGTGTAGGAACAAATGGTCAAATGGGCAACGGACTTGCCGTTAATATAAATGCATTGAATAATTTCTATCCATCTAGTGTTTATGCTGATGTGGCAATAGGAAACAACGGTCTATTTAGAAAACAAGACAGCACTTTATGGCAAGCAGGGTTAAACTCATACGGTAGGTTGGGCATAAATTCAACAGTAAATCAGAGCAGTCAAGTTCAAATAACTGGTGCTAATTTTGCATCTTTTGGCATATCAAACGTTCAAACCAGAATCTTCCCTAACGGAACATTGTGGAGTGCTGGTCAAGGTGCAAATGGTGGACTTGCAAATAATACAATAATTAATGCTAGTAGTCCTGTTCAAGAATCACTTGGCAAAACTGATTGGGTAGAATCTTTTGGATTCTCAAACTGCCAAGTAGCTCTTGATAGTTCTGGTAGATTGTGGTCTTGTGGGTTTAATGGACAAGGTCAATTAGGTAAAAGTGACCTTATAAATCGTTCTCAATTTGTTCAAATTGGTGCTGATACAAACTGGGTAGATGTTACAGTAGGAACTGTTAACTTTATTGCCAAGAAGAATAATAATACTTATTGGACTTGTGGCAGTAATAGCACTGGTCAATTTGGTTTAAATAATGTTATTCCTGCTTCTTCACCTATTCAAATTGGTGGTGCATATACCATCCAGAAGATTGCAGGTGGTTCAACAATTACATTTATTCTTGATAATGCTGGGAACATTTGGTCAACGGGATCAAATACAAGTGGAACAATTGGAGATGGGACTGTTATCAGCAAATCAAGTTGGGTGCAAATGATTGGTGGTCCTTGGATTGATGTAAAGCCATGTGCAACTACAGTATTTATGATTAAATCCGACAACACATTGTGGGCTGTAGGAGCTTTGAATGCTAATCTTTCATTGAATACTTTTGCTACTGCCCAAAGCAGCCCGGTTATGATAGATAACACTAAGACTTGGCTCAGGTTTAGTGAACAGGTACCGGGTTCAAATAGTATGTCAGCTCAAGGAGTTCAAGCTGGATTCCCCACACCGACACCCACTTAAGTCATTTAAAAGGTAGACATGGAAATAACAGAATTTGCTTCAAAAAGTTTTGCCTTTAGAGATGAATTGCATATGCTTCATCTCAAGACTAAATCGTATCCTGAGCATATAGCACTGGAAGAACTTTATAAATTTCAATTGAAGTGGCTTGACAGTTTTTTAGAGGCTTGGCAAGGTTTTGATGGGGACATTGATTTTGACATTGTGCATGCAGAACCAAAAACAAATTCTATAGATTGTGTGATGGATTATGTTGGAATATTGATGACGGCGAAGGGTGAAATGGCTGGAGACATGGAAACTTACGGCTTTTTTGTTAATGAAATTGAGGCTATGATATTTATGTTGTTCAAAACTCTTTACAAACTGAAGAATTTTGTAGATAGTACTGCTAGAAAAGAAGAAAGATGTTGGAAAGGTTATGAGCCGGTGGCGGGAAAAGAACCATATAGTCCCGGTTCTTGCAGAAAAGAAGATTTGCCTGCAATTTAACAGAATAAAGGTAATATGAGCCGTAAAAATAAAATTACAAACGAATTACAACCACCTGATGCTTGTTTGCCTGACCAAAATGGAAAATTTAATTTTAGTTTTTTAAATGATTTTCAAAAAGATTTGTTTATACAAATACAAAATCCAAAAAATGAGATTATAGTTATAGCTGGTGAAGCAGGAACTTCTAAATCATTTATTGCAATTACAGCTGCCATTCAAGCTTTATTATCTAGAAGAATTCATAAAATTCATATGACTAGACCATGCATTCATACAGGTGGTGATGAGCATGGTTTTATTCCCGGCACTTTATCGGATAAATTACACCCGTGGCTTTTGCCGTTGCTGGATAACATTGAACAAACATGTCCTTTAAAAGGACAAGATCATAAAAGAGTGCAAGAAGCATTAAGATTTGAACCTTTAGGAATGCTTCGTGGTCGTACGTTCAATGATTGTTATGTAATTGCTGATGAAATGAATAATGCAACTTTTCATCAAATGATGACTGTTGCAACAAGGCATGGCAAGAAATGCAAAACTATTTTTACTGGTGATTCAGCGCAAGCCGATATTAAAAACTCTGGTTTTATGGATTTTTACAATTTGGTTCTTGGGTTGGAAGGCGTTTTGTGTTATACTTTACCACCAGAAGCGCAAACACGCAATCAAATCGTAAGCAAAATTTTGGAACGACAAAAGTATGTTCAGAAATTCAATGCCTAAAACTATATAAAATTATGGAAGCATTAAACGTAAAATATAATGAAAATGTAGTCTACAAAGACAAAATTAGCATTCAAATTACGGATGTTCTTGCGAAATTTATATGGTTTTCGCATGTTTTTTTTCTGCCATTGAAAAAGAATAAGATGTTTATTCCAGCTAATAACGCTGGGTGGAAATGGGTGTTAGACGATAAAGGAACTGGGTTTACAAGTTGTTCAATTAAGCTGTTAGGCAAAGAGGACACAAAAAGTTACCTTGCAGTGCATTACAATAGTCTAGATCCTGCTCCATATCCTATGACACTTGGATTAAACATACCAGAATTTATGGGAAATTACGTTACTGTAATTTATGAAGACTCTGGATGTAGAGTTAAAAGTTTGGTGCATGATGTTATGCAACCTTTATTCATTGATAATTCCAAAATTGAAATTAGCAATTTAACAACCAGAAATATTGATTTAAAAATTACAGAAATTGATTAAACGTCATATATAAAGTAGGAGAAAAACTGACATGATGAAATACTTGCCTATATTCGCTACCGCTTCTGGAGACAATGTTATCCTAGCTGGTTCCGTTTATCCCAACATGTGTTTTATGGTGGTTAGTTATACGCTTTTGACTGATGCCAATATTACGATTAAGTTTAAGAGTAATACTACTGATTTGACTGGCCCGATGCCTATATTGGCTTCAGGTGGCATTGCAACTACTAGTAATTTCCTATCTGGTGGTGTTGGTTCTCCTATTGGCTTGTTTAAGACAGTGCAGTCCAATGATGATTTAATTTTAAATCTCAGTGGTGCAGCCAATGTTGGTGGTCATATATCAATTTTTGTATTCAACGGATAAACATGCAATTCAGAGACAGCGACATTCATGATGCAATGAAAGTAAGCTTGGAAGCTCTAATTGGAATTATTAACGCTAATAACGATCCATTAATTAAAGGCAACGCAGCAATTAATTTGGCGAACATTCTTTTTGATATTTACGACAGACAAAAACATATTGATGATTTGATGGCTTTAGATATCGAAGATGAGGATATAGACGATTATGAGTAAGCACAATTGTAAATTTAACGCTGATACGCAAACTGTAATTCTTAACAGTATTCGTAAAGGCAATTTTAGAATCACAGCCTGTAAAGAAGCTGGTATTAACGACAAAGCTTTAGTCAGGTGGATGAAAGACCCAAGACCTGAATATCAAGTTTTTGCAAAAAAGGTAATTGAAGCTGAAGCTTTTGTTGAAAGTGCATGTGTTAACAGTCTTGTTAACAGCAAGGATGAAAAGTGGAAGGCTTGGTATTTAGAGCGTAAGTTTAAGCACTGGAACATTGCCGTTCATAGATGGGAGTTCCAAATTGTGCAGAAGCAAATGAAACAACTGAAAAATATAATTCATGAGTTACTTGAAGCTAATCAAACAGGCAGAACGATTGACACAAATTGCTTGCTCCCTCCAGAAAACCCGTACACAGAAACAAGCAGTCCCATCTAACATAATTGAGTATGCAAAATTCAGGGGTATTACCCTTACCCCTGACCAAATACGTGTTTTAGAAAACGTCCTGACTAACAGACCAACAATAGTAGAGAGTGCTCACTCAGTGGGCAAGTCTCTACTTGCTGCTTTATTAGCCTGTTGGTTTTATGATACACATCCTGACTCAATTGGATTAATAACGGCACCTGTTAACCGCCAAATTTCCGAAATTATATTTAAGGAAATGCGGAGAATAATGCCTAATTGCAAGGACTTCGCTCCCAAAGCCAATAGCTTGTTTAAAAATTCAGGATGGTGGGTAAATGGTTATGCGACCAACTCTGGTGATGCTTTTCAGGGAAAACACTCCAAAGGCGGTATATTAATCATTTTTGATGAATGTGCCAGTGTTGATCAAATATTTTGGGATAGAGCCCATAGCATGTTTGAGTCAGGCAAAAAGAACCATTACTTTTTAGCCATTGGCAATCCATATAACAAGTCATCTCCTATGTATTTGGAGGCCCTAACTGGTAAATATAACATTGTCAGCATGTCGGCACTTACGCACCCAAATATCGTTGAAAAGCGAGAAGTCATTGAGGGTGCCATTACGTATAATACGGTCAAAGAAAGACTTAAACTTGACTGTAGACCCGCCGATTCCCATGAAATCGACAAGGCTTTTCAGTTTGAGGGCAAGAATTATATCAGCGAGAATCCGATTTTTGATGTCCAAATTAGAGGCAAATACCCCAGTCAATCCGATTTCTCACTCTACTCAGAACAAGACCTTGCAAACCTTTTACTCCCTATTCCCGATCACAAAGACTACCTTGTTACTATTGGCGCTGATATTGCCCGTTATGGTAGCTGTAGCACTGTATTTGTGGTACGTAGGGGGCCCAACATAGTAGAAGTTCAAGCTTATAAAGGCTTTTCTATAGTCCAATCAGCTGAAAAAATAAAAGAATTATGCAGAAAATACGGCACAAAAACCCTATCTCCATACAATATTCCATGCAATATTGATGGATCAGGTCTTGGAGCAGGAGTTATTGACTTGGCTGGAACTAAAAACGATAAATATAATTTTATAGAAATCATTAATAATAAGAAAGCGTCTGAAGATATTGAAGCATACGTACAAGGGCGTAGGAGTGAAATATGGGTAAGAGCAAGGGATTTAGCCCGAAAAAAAGCATTAAGTATCGCTATGTTGCCAAAACAACAACAAGAATTGCTGCTGCAAGAATTAAGAATGCCTTGTTTCGAGGTAAACAATAAATCTCAAATAATTTTAGAATCTAAAGAAAAAATTATAAAACGTTTAGGGCGTTCTCCTGATTTTGGTGATTCTTTTGGCTTGTCATGTTTAATTGAAAAACCCAAATTTGAAAGTCATTTTTAATATTGCATATTGCGTTTGCAAACGCTAATTTAAATGTAAGGAGAATGCCATGATTTGTCCATTACCAAACAAAAAAGAATTGGAAAAAATTTATGATTGGAATGAAAATGGCAGTTTGAAATATAAAATACAAACCACAAATAGCGTAAAAATTGGTCAAGAAGTTGGAAGTATGGATAATCAAGGTTATTATAGATTATCATTTAATAGCCAAAGATATTTAAAACATAGAATTTTATATGTATTGTATTACGATATTTGTATTGATGATTTAAAAATTGATCATATTGATGGAAATACAACAAATAATTCTAAATCAAATTTGAGAATTGACCCAAATTATAAAAATAGTTGGAATAGAAAAAAACCTTGCAATAATAAATCTGGTTGCAAAGGTGTTATTTGGGATGTGCAAAGAAAAAAATGGCAACCGTATATACGTGTAAACAAAAAAAATTATAAACTTGGTCGATTTGATAATTTTATTTATGCGTGTTTAGTTCGCAAAAGAGCCGAAAAAAAATACCATGCAGAATGGAAAAGGAATGGCAATGAAGAAATATAATTTACCTTGCATTCTACAAAAGAAATCAACAGATTGTGGCGTTGCTTGTGTTGAAATGGTATTGGAATACTTCAAGATTAATAAAAGAGGCTTAGAAAGCTTGAGCAATAGCATAGATGGTGTGCAAGTTAGAACTATTGAAAGTTTCCTAAGAGAAAAAGGCATGCATGTTATTGCTGGTAATTTAAATTATGCTCATCTTAAGCATTTTATGGATTATAAAGTTCCCATTATATGTTTACAAAAAGACCATTATGTAGTCGCCAAATATGTAGCAGATTATTCTATATATTACAATTGTCCTATACAAGGTGAATGCAAGATACGTTGCAAACAATTTATGAGGGAGTGGTGGAATGAAAAAGATGGTGAAGTATTAACAAACTGGGGGATTATCGCATGGACCACGACTTAGCTAGATGGTTTGCTGATCAAGTATGGGATATAGTCAAATTTAATATTATTATGTGTTGCAGTATGGTTTGGATATTGGCCGGTGCAAAGTTAATTATGTTATCGACTAAAGAGGATGAGAAATAGTCATTTAACAACTAGGTAGGTATATAATTATGGCCAAAAAATTTGTAAAAGAAAACTTTGTAATACCCGGTCCTACTGCTGGTCAGGGTATGGACTTTTTTCCATATAGCCTTCAGAGTTTCACTTCAGGTTATTGGCCATATGGTTATATGGGCAATGCTTCAGGTGTAAACCCATATTCTACTGCAGCTCAATACAACAATCTTTCAGGTTATTATAAACAGGTTTATTTAACCAACTGGCAGCTTAAACAGGTCAGAGAACAAGCCAGAAATATTTATGCATACAATGAATTTGCCCAAGCTGTCATTACTATTTTTCAAGATTTCTGTGTTGGCGAAGGTTTTAAATATAAAGTCACACCTACCAAAGATGGCGTTAATTCAAAATTAGTTTCACTTGCTCAAGAGCTTGTTGATTTATGTGTAGAAAAAAATAATTTCCAACAGATGGAATTAGAATACATATATAGAATTGTAGTAGAAGGTGAAGCTTGTTGTAGGATATTTGAGAACTCAGATGGTCTTTTAGATTTAAGGTGGGTAGAAAACGATCTTATTTTGCCCCCAAGTGATACTAATGATCCTGATATGTCTTTTGGCATTGCTTGTAGAAAAGACGATTTGCACGATGTAGTCGGCTACTGGATTTGTGACAAACTTAGTGATACAGGTGTTTCCTATCTGCCATCTTTAGTGCCAGCTGATGATATTAATTATGATAAAGCCGGAACTTATAGTAATTCAAAAAGAGGCATTAGTCTATTCTTCCCTGTGTATCAAAACTTTATGAATGCTGAGCAGATTTTGAATAGTATGGTTAGCTTGGCAATTAGCAGATCAAAAGTAAGTATGATTCGTAAAATTGATAATGCTCCGCCTGAGGGAATAGATGCTTTATTGGCAAAGACAACGAATGTAACTGTGACAAATCCAGCACCGGGTCAACAACCTTTAAACATTGAAACATTGCCTAACAGTAGTATTCTTACCAGCAGTGCAAACGTCGAGTATGAATTCCCACAACAGAATTTAGATAGTGCTGAGGCTGAGATTACATTGTTGGTTAATCTAAGAGCCATTGCAGCCAATTTTGGTATTTCTGAGGCGCACTTGACACAAAAGTTGGAAAGTTCTGCATATGCTAGTCACTTGGTGGCTGAGAGTCCAAGTTATAGGACTTTTAGCTTATATCAAAAACGTGTTGGCGACTTCTTTGCTTCTAAGAGAACCAAGCCTCACCAAAGTTTGTTATGGAAGCAAATAACCACAGCTGTTAAAAAGGGATTGTTGCCTACCAATGCTCTTAGCGATTTAAAAATCGTTCCTACTGGTCCTAGTTTAATTACGAGGGAACCATATGAGGAAGCGCAGACTAATAAGATTTATTGGGATATGGGAATTAAGAGCAGCAATACAATAGCAGCTGAACAAGGTATGGAATATGATGAGCAGAAAAAGCAAAGTCAGAATGATGATGGATTAGAAAACATTTTGAAAAGTGTGGCGGCAATTAAGGCAGTTGGAGTGACACCAGAAGCGGGTAAAAAACTAATGAAGCAATACCATCCTGTATTGCCTGATGACATTATAAATGAATTGTTTACAGAACCTGTGGAGGATAATGCCGAACAACAAATCCCAGAAAAAAAACCCGCAGAAAAAAAGTCCGTTAAAACAAGATCCATCAAACCAAAATGATGAAATTTTGAAATATGAACCACTGGTCAAAAACATAGCATCTTATTTTTCAAAAATGAATTCAAGCATTGAACTTGAAGATGCTATACAAGAAGGCTGGTATGGTTTGTTAATGGCTAAAAAAAGGTTTGATCCATCTAAAAATGTATCGTTAGGCGCTTTTGCTCGATTATATATATTTGGAAGGATTTATAGAAGTTTAATTGGCACAAAAAGATTGCAACACGAAAGAAAAATTTTGCTTTTGGATATACCAGAAAAGATAGAAGACAAGCAAAATGAAACAGAAGAATTTGTTATATTGCTGCAAGACCATATCAATTTTCACTATACTATACTTGAGATTGACATATTAATTATGGTAATACAGAATTATAAAAAAAGCGAAATTACCAAAAAATATAAAATAACTAATGAATTTTATGATGAATTGTTATTAGATTTCAAAAATAAGTTGACATAATGTCATATATGTAATAGGTATGAGAAAAAATAAAACTATCACTGAATCTGTAGAATTGCTTGAATCAGCCAATATTCAAGACAATGTAATTAAGAACGTAAAGGTTCTTGGTATATACAGTAAGAATGGCAGAATATACCCATTGAGTACAATGAGGAATGCGCTAGAAAAATATGAGGGCTGTGTGGTCAACTTGGATCATAAGCCTAATGAAATAAGGTCTGTATTAGATAGGTTTGGACAGATTAAGAATGTAAGGTTGGAAGAGGATGGTATTAGGGGTGACTTGATGTATAACCCTGCTCATCCTTATGCAGCTGCATTCAAGTATTTTGTTGAAACCCAACCTGATGCTCTTGGTTTAAGCCATGCGGCATTATGTAGAACAAAGATGGAAAGAGATGGCACTGAGACAGTGCAGAGTATTGAAGAAGTTGAGAGCACTGATGTTGTTTGTGTGCCAGCTACTAACAGGAATATATTTGAGTCTTATACCCAAATTTTGGAGAGTGTAATGAAGAAAAAAGATGCTAGTGGAGGTGTGGAACTTGTTAGTGACATGCCCCATACTACCGTTGAGTCTAACAAGGTTCCAGTTCATCACATGGAAGCAATGTGTGATGATAAGGATATGAAGGAAGCTTTAGATGATGATAAAGACCTTCCCCACAAATCAAGATTGGAAGCATTGAAAAGCAAAAAGTATGAAACACTTGAAGCTTATAATGCAGATCTTAAAGAAGCTCTAGAAGCAGTTCTTGGCGCTGATATTGATGTCAAGGAAAAAATTGAAGCCGTCATGGGTCTTTGCAAAAAGACTGAGATGTGCGACAAGGAAACGAAAAAGGAAGGCCTTACATCCGATGTTATGGGTTTAGATGAATCCGATGAGGATGATAAGGTTAAAGCTGAAGAGTCACTTAAGAAAACTAATAAAACAGGTTTCAAAATGATTCTTGAGGAACTAGAGTCCTACAGAATTAAAGAAGCACAACAGAAGGCTTTGGGTAAAGCTAAAGAATTCTGTGTCAAATCGGGATTGAATGAGAAGTTAATAACAGAAGCCTTCATCGATGTGTTGGTTTCTGTGAATGAATCAAAATGGGAACATCTAGTGACGGATAGGAAGAACATTGCTACCGGCACAAGAACACCCATATCTTTTAGCGGCGAAGTTGCCTCAGGCCACAGAACCCTAACAGTAGATGAACTAGTTAAGAAATTAAGGAGCTAAATAATGGCAGTTCAACAGTGTATCTATATTCGTGAGGAGTCAAATCCGATCTCCGCACCTTTTGATCCTGCCCTCGAATACAACATTGGTGATCTAGCCGCATTTGATGCTGCAGGCCTTGTTGTTTCAGGTGCAGATTTTACTTGGGATACTGATTTGGTCACAACCCAGACTGATTTTGCAACAGCTTTTGCCGGTCACATTCCACAGTATAAAAGACTTGGCGATGTTCAGGTTTATGGCAACGGCAACGTAGAATCAATTGTTGTTTCCACCAGCGGCACCTACAATGCACCATTGCAGACCGTTACCACCCTAAAAATTGGAGACTTTTTAGGTCTTGCTAAGAATCCTTCTAGCAACAACCTCCTATCTCAAATTGTTGTCAAAGTCGCCACCAAGGCCGCTGCCGTAGGTGTTGTCGTTGAACCCGGCACTAGTTTGACTACTGCCACGTTCAGATTGCTACCTACAGTTGTGCCTTTTGCCCGCTAATTATACAAGGAGATTATACAAATGTCATTCGAATTACAATTAAAGAAAGTAATGGAAAGTTCGGGCAGAGAGCAAACTTTAGCTTGCCTAACCGACGCCATTTCAGAGAACAAACTAGATGTCACCAAAGGCTGGTCTGTTAGACGCCTAATGGAGACCTTTCATGGTCCAGATTGGGCAGAACAGTTTGCCACCCGTAGACTAACCGAAGGCCCCGAATCTGTCAGCGCCTCAAACGCTGTCTCTGTCGGTATTCTTGGTCAGCTCTACCTATCAATTATCAAGAAAGCTTATGAACTACAAAAGTCCGTAGCTTTTGACTTGGTCACCGAAATCGGTGTGTCAAACATGAACATCGGTAGTGAGGTAGTAGGATACTATTCTTCTCCTTATAATATCGGTGAGTCTGTTGACGAAGGCGCTACTTTTCCTTCTAATCTAGTGAAAAGTCAAAGCGTGAGATTACCCGCCATTAAGAAGTGGGGAAGTCTCATGAATCTATCATATGAAGCAGTATATACTGATAAGACCTATGAACTTACTCAGCAAGCTCAAATGATAGGCCAAATGGTTAGAGTCAATCAGATTTATGATATTCTAAATGTAGTTTTGGGATATGATCAGTCTTATATCTTTAATGAGACTAACCTCAATACCTACTACACTGCAGCAACTCCAAACGCTCCGTTTGTAAACAAGGTTACTGGTTTTAGCATTGATTCACTTCAAGCTGTTAACCAACTTGAGCAGACCATCCTCAATCAACTTGATCCAGTGAGTGGATTGCCAATTCAATTGCTTGACAACAAGCAAATTTTGGTTGTTCCTCAGGCGCTCTATAAAGTGCGTTCTATCATTGGAGCCCAAAACGTTCGTTATGGCAACTATGATCCAGCAGTTAACAGATTCGATACTTATGCTTCTAACCCATTGGTTAGCTCTGAGTATCAAATCCTAAGCGATATCTGGACCCAGAATGTTCTTAACAGCAATAGCGTTCCTTACGCTGATGGCGCAAACTTCATGATTCTAGGCGATTTTAAGAAAGCCTTCACGATGAGGACCTTCCGTCCGCTCACCGTCGATACATTGCCTCAACCTTCTACTTGGTCTATCCAAAACGATATCATTGCTACTTATCGTGCTGTGACCATGTCCAAGGCAGGTATTATGGATCCCCGCTATGTAGCGTACGGCGCTGTATCCTAACCAAACAATCTTCTCCCGAGGTTGACCAATCCCCCAGAATTCCTGATAGAATTTTGGGGGATTACTTATATATATTTAAGAGGTGATTAAGATGGCTAAGAAAAATAATGAATTTGATAATTTAATTGAAAATGTAAATGCATTGCCCACTGCATTAAAAAGTGGTGACAATGATACTGCAGGCACTTTTAGAGTATCCTTGCCGGGCTTGCCCCCAATGGAAATACAAGCAACTGATAGTGTTAATGCAAAAGCCTTGTATGATAAATTTACTGGTGTGTTAGCAACAGCTAACAAACACAGCATTGAAAAAATTGGTTAATTAAAAAACTCCTCTGAGTGCCTCCGATCCCATCTTGTTTTAGCAAGGTGGGATTTTTTTGTTGACAACTGCACAAGGCATGCTACACTGACATGCAGAACAGGAAGTTCTAGGTGACTGGCCCCCTTAAACGCAAGAAGTGTTTAAGGGGGATGTTTCCCTGATGAGGGCCATGGAATGTTTGAATCATACAGCGTCACAGTGACCATGGGCTTGGTTGGCAAACCTGCCGTTTCTTCCAAAAAAATAATTGTCGAGCCTCTAAATGCTAACAGTCGCTACACCTATAGTACCGACATCGCTGTGGAGATTGGTGACCTTGTTAGCTTGCCCAGAGGCGAAAAAGAAGCATTTGTAGGCATGGTTGTGGCTTTAGGTTCAGACTATAAAGGTCCTTGCAAAAAAATACTGAGAAAACTGCCAAAATTAGAAATTAGTTTTCACAAGGATTCCTTTTGGAAAGCAGCACAATTCAAATTAATAAAAACCTGCACCGATGAACTATGTCAATTGGATTTTAGCAGTCATCATGGCGCTTGGCAGGCATATGAAACCATTCATGCGATCCAATATTATTCGACTTGGCGAGTTGATTCGGACAAACTAAAAATTATGGAAAAAACCAAAAAACAAATCTTGTCCAGCTGGTTTGAAAAAATTGAAGATGTGTACAGTGATATCAGTAGCGCAAAATACGAAGATGCGCAATCTAGATGGGAAGAAATGGAAAGAGCTTAAATTTAAAGAATCTAATTAACCCACCTTGATTTTCAGGGTGGGTTTTTTCGTAGAATAAAACAGGAGAAATGATATGGGTTTTAAAAGTAAAGAAAAACAAGCAGAATATATGCAACTTTGGCGTCAAAATAATAAAGAAAAAATTACACATGATCACAAAAATTGGCGTGATGCCAATAGCGAAAAAATAAAAATTTACAATTATAATGCATATGCAAAAAACACAAAAGAAAGATTGCTAAAAAACAAACTTTATAAATTGAATAATGCAAACAAAGTCAAAAATAAAAACAAAAAATATTATGAAAATAATAGAACAATTATTATAAATAAAAACAAAGAATATAGACAAAAAATTGAAAATTATAATAAAATTTATTATGAAAAATTAAAACAAAATCAATTGAGAAAATTAAATTTGGATATAAGAAATTTAATTAATGATAGTTTAAAAAAAAATAAAAATAATAAATCAGTGCAAATTTTAGGATGCACAATTGAAGAATTTAAATTACATATAGAAAAACAGTTTGAGCCATGGATGAATTGGGAAAATAAAAGTAAAGCTACATTTGAATTAGAAAAAACTTGGAATTTAGACCATATTATTTCATTAGGCAATGCAAGAACAATAGAGGAAAAAATATTACTAAATCATTACACAAATTTAAGACCTTTAGATGCAATTATAAATTGTAGAGAAGGGTGTAGGAAAGTCAGTCATAATATATTGGATGCATATATTGCTCAAGTCAAAAATATAATTAACGGAGTTTTGCCTATGCCTTAATTGTCATTTATGGGTAGGAGAATCTTATGGCCACACCTATTGAACAATTGATAAAAATACGAGATGGCTATTTGCAAGCTTTAGTGCAAGATAGTCTTAATCCAATCCCTGATTCAACAGTGGATGGAGTGACAATACATCCCACTGAATGGCGTAAAGAATTGATGGACAAAATATCACAAATTAATCTTTTAATTTGTGCTTTTGATCCAGTCCAAAGAACCAGCGTTATGATGTAAAAAAATTATGCCAACAGCCAATCCAGTATTTAATTTTGCTACTACATATCGTTGGTGGGCAAATGTTGAAACTCTAACCTTCCATAACACTAATGGTCAGGTTTATTCCTACGACTGGGCATTTAGAAGGCCTGTATCTACTGATGAAGTCAATGATATTGGTAGCGGAACTTATGGTCAGCGCACTAGATGCCATTTTATGGTAGCGATTAGTGAATGGGATCCTGCAATAGAATTTCCACAAATGAATTGCAGAATTGTGGATAGTTCAAATCAAATTTGGTATGTAAGTCAAGTTGAGAATATATATTTTGGTAATTTATTGCGTATATATTGTGAAAGTAGGGCGGGAGAAGGTGTCACGGATAGACAGTATCCTTTAGAACTATTAAGAATTACCAATGATGGCAATTTACCTCAAGCTGTTCCCAATGTTCCCTACTCTTATACATTTGTGTCAACTGGTGGCGTTGGCACTTTAACTTGGAGCATTGTTAGTGGGGAGTTGCCTTGAGTGAATTATATTTAGATCCAATAACAGGCGTTTTATCAGGCACTCCCACTCAACCGGGTAGTTATTCATTTGTTGTTCAAGTAATTGATTCAACTGGCAATATAGCCCAACTTCCATGTACTTTAAATGTTGGTCCAATTTTAAGTCCTACACCTACGGTTACATTTACACCCAGTCCAACTCCAACACAGACCGCTACGCCTACGCCATCCCCAACAAGGTCGCCCAGTCCTACACCTAGTGAATCCGCTACAGCTACACCTTCGCCAAGTCCTTCAAATAGTTCAACACCTACGCCAAGTCCATCTAAGAGCCCGTCGCCAACCCCGACGGAAAGCCCCACAAATACGCCTACAGCAACGGTGACGGCAAGTCCGACCCCAAGTCCATCTGCAAGCACTACAGCCAGTCCTACGCCATCTGTATCCAATTCACCGACCCCTACGCCTACAGATAGCCCGACTCCGACTACAACAGCTTCACCAACGCCTTCACCTTCGGCGTCTACAACAGCTTCGCCAACGCCTTCTGTATCTAATTCACCGACTCCAACACCTACAGATTCACCGACTCCGAGCCCATCGGCATCTACAACTGCTAGCCCAACGCCTAGCCCCAGTCCTTCTGGATCTCCGTCTCCAACACCTAGCTTCAGTGTTACGCCGACTCCAACTACCAGTCCGTCACCAAGTCCTTCGCCTACGCCTTCTATGACTCCAATTGCGGAGCTTATTAGCGGAAACTTGAAGGCAACGAACGCTAATCCATACTATCAATGGACACCAATTACAAACGGATGGAATATACAGAATCTAAATTATTCTGATGCATTCAACATATTAACTCAATTAAACGTTTTGGCAGATGGTTATATTAATTTCCAATATAGTATTGGCAATATTCAAAGTAACAATGTAGGTAATTATAATTATCAATTTGCAAGAGGCGTGGCATTATTCCGTAATGCTAGTGGTTCTAGACAAGATGCTTATACTGTTAGTGGTTTCCAACCTTCATTAACTTTAAATAACCCGCTTGCTTACACAGAACCTGCAGGAATTGTAAATCTAAATATTTTCTGGTATGTACTTACCCCCACTCCGACTCCGAGTGTAACATTATCGCCGACACCCAGTCCTTCTGCAAGCACTACAGCTACGCCAACACCGTCGCCTAGTGTGACCAACAGTCCCACACCTAGCCCATCTCCTTCGGGATCGGCGACACCTACGCCTTCACCAACCAATTCACCGACTAGCACACCTTATCCAACAGCAACAGATGTTCCATTTATTGTTTCGGAAAGATGGGTTGGAGGCGATAACACCAATGGTCAATTTGGCAATAATTCCGTTATTAACAGTGATGTTCCACTTTATGTAGACACTAAGATTTATGAATATGCTCCTGCTGGTTATAACACTTTTGGTTATGTAGACAATTTAGGAAAACTATGGGCATGGGGATCAAATCAATATGGTTCTATTGGTGATGGCACTAAGATTGACAGAAGTAGTCCTATTCAGATTGGCGCTGCCACTGATTGGGCAACTACAGACATTAATGATACAAGTGTTGCAGTTAAGACTAATGGAACGCTTTGGACATGGGGCAAAAATAGTTATGGTGCTCTTGGTCAAAATGATCAAATTGACAGAAGCAGTCCTGTTCAAGTAGGCAGTTCTACTGACTGGTCAACATCAGCAAACGCAGCAGGATTTAACTTTAGCAATGGTACTGTATTTGCAATTAAACAAAATGGTACTTTATATGCCTGTGGTGAAAACACTAATGGTCAATTAGGACTTGGTGATTTAAATAATCGCTCTTCCTTTACACAAGTAGGAACAGCAAACAACTGGTTCAAGATTAATTGTGGTCAAAATTATAGCATAGCTCTTAAGACTGACGGAACAATTTGGGGTACAGGTTTTAATAGTCAATATCAGCTTGGAATTGGCATAGTTAATAATTTTAGTAGTTGGGTTCAGATTGGTGCCAGCAATGCTTGGACTGATATTAGCACGACTTGGAGTCCTTCATTTGCATTAAAGGGCGACAACAGTTTGTGGACATGGGGCTTAGGAACTTTTGGTGGTTGTGGAAATAACAGCAGTGATAATGTTATAACACCGACTCAAATAGGATCATTTACAAGTTGGGCTAAAATTGCTGGTGGTAGAAATAGCGGTTTTGCTATTGATGTTAACGGTAAGTTTTATAGCTGGGGTAGAAATAGTCTTGGTCAACTTGGCCAAGGTGTTGCTCCTGATTTATCTGCTATTACTCAGATCGGAACTGATACAAACTGGCGTGAAGTTTTTGCTGGTAATTATAGCTGGCAGGCTCTTAAGGAACCAAGACCAACACCAACACCTTCACCAAGTGTAACTTTAAGTCCTTCACCAACACCGAGTGTTACAAATAGCCCGACACCTTCGCCTAGTGCAAGTAATGCTCCAACAGCATCACCAACGCCTAGCGTCACAAACAGTCCTACGCCTACTCCAACAAATAGCCCAACGAATAGCCCCACACCAAGTCCATCGGCTAGCACCACAGCTTCTCCAACACCTTCTCCAAGCGTAAGTTTGTCACCAACACCTACGCCTACTAATAACCCAACAAATACTCCTTCTCCAAGTCCTTCAATTAGTCCTACAGTGACAGCTAGTCCGACTCCAAGTCCTAGCCCTAGTCCATCTATTAGTCCTACGGTAACAGCAAGTCCGACACCAAGTCCGACACCAAGTCCATCTATTAGTCCTACGGTAACAGCAAGTCCGACACCAAGTCCGACACCAAGTCCTTCACCAAGTCCATCTATTAGTCCTACGGTAACAGCTAGTCCGACACCAAGTCCAAGCCCAAGTCCATCTATTAGTCCTACTGTGACTGCTAGTCCGACTCCAAGTCCTAGCCCAAGTCCAAGCATTAGTCCTACAGTGACTGCAAGTCCGACACCTAGTCCTTCTAACAGTCCTTCACCTACACCTAGCCCAAGTCCTTCTAACAGTCCTACACCAACACCAACTGAAACTGGTGCATTCCTTGAGTGGAACCCAGATGATTTCATTGTTTGGCAGGGCACTGATAATAAGATCATGTGGAATGCTGGAGGAACTCCTCAGCCAAGTCCTACCGTCACGGCTACACCTGTTGCTACCCAGAATCCTACATCTACATTTAGCCCGACATTTAGCCCAACACCTTCTCCGTCTCCAAGTGTGACTGCAAGTCCGACTCCATCTCCAAGTCCTAGCAATAGTCCTTCACCGACACCTTCACCTAGTCCAAGTCCTTCACCGACACCTAGTCCGTCTCCAAGTCCTAGCAATAGTCCTTCACCGACACCAACTGTAACTGAAAGTCCTACACCAAGCCCAAGCCCAAGTGAGAGCCCAAGCCCGACACCTTCACCAAGCCCAAGCTTTACACCAAGTCCTTCTCCAAGTCCTAGTAGGTCTCCAAGTCCAACACCTTCTCCAAGTCCTAGCAATAGTCCTTCTCCTACACCTTCTGAATCACCTGCTCCTACAGTAACAAATAGCCCAACGCCAAGTGTTACTGAGAGTGCAACGCCAAGTGTTACAGAAAGCCCAACTCCGACACCTTCTCCAACATTCTCTTATCCAACTGGCGGCACTGTAACAACTTATGAAAATTATAGAATACACACATTTACAAATAACAGCAATTTTAACACTAATGGCTTTAATGGTCCATTTGAATACTTAGTTGTAGCTGGCGGTGGTGGTGGCGGACGATATGGTGCTGGTGGTGCCGGTGGATTAATTAGTGGGAACAATTTAACATT